AGCAGTCTCATTTAGAATGGTAGAAAAATCACAACCCGTAATCGTATTGTTGATGGGATGAATGTCATGATATTGTCCGCCGGTATAAACGTATAAAATTCGGTTGGTACCGATTGCAGCATACTTAGTACCTGTATTATCATCAAAATGGTGAAGGGCCCTTGCTGCTCCTGTAAGTTTATCCTCCCCTAATTGATCCCATCCCCCTAATTTTTCAGGGGTACCATATCTAAAACGGACATAATCTCCACCTGTCCACTGCCCTTCGGCACCAGTAGGTGTGACTTGTTTATTGAATCCGGGTAAAAAGTTTACTTTTTGTAGCATATAAAACTCCTAACTCTTAATTATAACAGATTAAGGAGATAATCAACTGGATCATTTCTTTACTTTTATTTATGATTAATATAGTTTACATAAAAAATGAAAGAAAAAAAGTAAGAAATGAAAGAAAAAAGTAATTTTTAATGTCTATCTCGTGTTCAGCAAGAAAAGACTGGGAATACCATATTAGAGACTGGGTGGATTTTGAACGCAATCATGCAAAAATACACAGCAATTTCCATTTTGACTATAAAGATATAGATCATGTTTACGGACAAGTAGAAGGAGCTTCTTCTTTATGGGGTGGAAGAGTTGCTATTAATATTAATTTAACCAGAGTGGATATTTACTGGCTGTACGATAATGATATTGGTTTAAAATTACCCTTCTCCACTAAATTGATAACTGACACCGAGTATAAGGAAAGCAAACCTCTTTTGAAGGAACACCATAGAAAAGGAAATGCGATTATTACAGCTACCGATGATTTGGCAATACGCATTAAAGAGGATTTCCCAGACTATGAAATAGAAGCCAGCTGTATTCAGGATCTGGCAGATAATAAAAAACTGGAGAAAAAAATTTCATTGGGTGTCTATAATACCATTGTTTTACCTATTCATATGAATGATGATATTGAATTTCTTGAAAGTATTAAAGACAAAGAAAAAATTAGACTTTTTCTTAATGTAGAATGTTCTTATAATTGTCCAACAAAAGTCTGCTATGGCTCAACTTCTCGAATCAATAAAGGTACTACAACTAAAATGCAATGTAGTCATTATGATCTGCATCTTCCGCGTACATTTTATAATGATGAAATAAACTGGAGTAACTTTTATTTTGACAAATTAAAATTCGATAAAATTGGAATTACCAAATATAAATTAGTTCCATCATGGGAAACACAACAACGTACTCATATTATGTACAAGAAAAATGCTTTTAACAAATAAATTTATTTTTCTTCATATGTTTCGAACAGGAGGAACATCAATTAATGGTAGTTTTATAGGTACAACGTTGGGATATCATAGACCAAGAAGTTTAATACCAAAAGAATATGAACATTTACCTATTGTAGGAAATGTCCGTAATCCTTTTGATTGGTATGTAGATATTTATTACCATGCTTTAAATGTTAATTACCCGATGAAGACCCGTACTTTTCTTAATTTTATTTTAGATTTTAAACGATATAGTTTTAAAGAAAGTATTAAAAGACTGCTCGATACAAGCTGGATGACGCCTCAAGATAAAGAAAAAAGTTTAGCACATGCCCCTAGTATCTATAAATGGGATATTGCTTGGACTGATAATTTAAGAAAAAAAGAGCTTCAATCTTATTTGGATAGTAATCTTGGATTTCTAAGTTGGCTGTTTAATTATATGTATGGATATAAAGATAATACTAAGGAAGTAACCTATTGTCGATTAGAACATTTAGAAGATGACTGGTCTTCGTTTTTAAATAAAAAAGTTTTCATTCCTAAACTCAATCCTATATTTGGGCCTATAAAAGAGCCGAGACAAAAGAACTATATGAGCTATTACGATGATGAGTTAATTGAACTAATAGAAAATAAAGATAAAGACTATATTAAACAATTTAATTATAATAAAGATGAATATTAAACTTAATGAATCCAACATGAATAAAGATTTCCGTCTTACGGAAATACCTCTTAAAAACAATTTAAAAATCCATGTCTATGATAATTGTTTACCCTTTCCTGTCTTTAAAAGGATGCAGGAAATTTTATTAGGTCTTAATTTTCCCTGGTATTATAATGAAGGGGCTTTATATAATAAAGAAACAAAATATAATCCTGTTGCACCACCTATTCATAGTCATAAAGATGACCTTGATGTTTTTCAATTTACTCATTTGTTTTTTCGAGAGAGGGCTTTTGCATGGTCACCCTATAAAGAGGTTATTCTTCCTATCTTAAATGTTTTAGAACCTCGAGCATGGATAAGAGTTAAAGCAAATTTAGGACCCAGAGAACCTAAACCTTTAGTAGGTGGATGGCATTATGATTCATCTTATGACAAAAATAAACCCTACGATGATACAATAACAGGAACGCTACATATGAATACTAATAATGGATATACTTTACTGGAAACTGGTGACAAGATAAAAAGTGTAGAAAACAGGCTTGTTTTATTTCCATGTAACATTCTGCATACAGGCATTACACAGACAGATACAAAAGTAAGGGTTCTACTTACCTTTAATTTTTTTAATAAGAGGAAAACTAAATGAATAAAGAAACACATACTATAAAAGATTTTATGGGCATCTTTCCCAATGCTGCCAGTAAAGAATTTTGTGAAGATCTAATTAAATGGTTTGAGCATAATAACAAAGAGGGAATAGGAGGTGGAAAAAAAACACTAAGTAGACAACAAATTGAAAAGAATGTTTCTAAAACAAGTAAAGATTCGGAAATATATTGGTTAGGATTAGATAATATGCTGGTGGAGCGCGAGCATCCTATATTAACAGAGTTTGATTCAATCGTTTGGAAATCTTATACTAAATTGCAAGAGGTCTATGGAGCAGGCTTGGACCAAATAGGGGTTCATAAACTATCCACATCAATCAAAATTCAAAGATATCAACCAACACAAGGTTATCATGTTTGGCATCCCGATGTCTCTAGTCAATATAATTCAGGAAGAGTATTAGTTTGTCTCTTATATTTAAATACCGTTAAAGAAGGAGGAGAGACAGAATTTCTATATCAAAAAATGCGCATACCGGCTGTGCAAGGTACTTTAGCAATGTTTCCCACTACATGGACTCATCTTCATAGAGGTAATCCCCCTCTTTCAGGTAATAAATATGTAATAAATACTTGGTTGCAATTTATAGAATAATATATGAAAACGTTACGTTCCATCCATAATAAGTTCCCCCAGTTTTATCAAGAGTGTCGTATCATGGAGTTAACGATGGATATTCCTACACAAAAAAGATGGACTAAAATGAGAAAGAAAATGATCCCGTTAGAGAGTGATTTTCAATCCTTAACAAAGCTTAGAGAATCTATAACAATGAATGGTTTACTTCATCCTATTTCTGTTTTGTCAGCCGGTAAAATTTTAAAGATATATAAAGGAAGCGAACAAGTATGGGTAGCAAAGACAGAAGGCTACACTCATATATCTGCTTATGTAATAGATAAAAAAGATATGGATATAGTTAATCCTCCAGAAACTAACTGGTATACTAAAAATGAACATTTAGGAAAAAAAGTTTACGAAGAACATAGAAAACAAGTACATGAGTGGTTAAAAGAAAGAGGAAAATCTAAATCAACTGAAAATCTTTACAAAGCTTCCGCCATTATTGAAAAGGAATCTTTTACTAATGGTTAATCAACTTACATATAAATATTATCATTGGGGACCATTGATATTTCACACTCAGATTACACCAGACGAATGTCAAAAGCTTTTAGAAGAAGGTAAAAAATGTCGAAAAAAATCTAATGATCATAGGTCTAAACTTGCTGGCCATTTAACAGAAGAATATAGATTAACAGATATAACAAGCATTGTGGAATGGTTTAATAAATATCTAAAGGCTTACATGAATGCCCTTAAGAAATGGCGAGGAACTTCAGATCCAAACTATAAGACACCGAGTCATCTTCACTTAGAGTCTGTATGGATTAATTATATGAAAAGTAATGACTTTAATCCTCCTCATACTCATGGTGGGGATCTTTCTTTTGTTACTTATCCAAGTATACCTAAAGAAATTATTGAAGAAAACAAAGCCTTTGTAGGAAACAGGAACAAGGGAGGGGGTCCTGGAGGGGTATCATGGATATATGGAGAAGACATTAAACATTGTATTAGCGCAATTGACCATCTGCCTGCAACAGGGGATTTATTTATTTTTCCAGCAAATATAAAACACTGGGTTTTTCCTTTTAGATCAACAGTCGAGCGCATCTCTGTATCAGGAAATGTTTTTTTTGATAAAAGAGGTTTAAAATGAAAAATAAAAAAGATTTTTTTGTTTCTCACGATAATTTTTTAGATCCTTATCTAATAAAACAAATAGATGAGCATGTAGAAGCATCTCGTACAAAACCTATCTGGAGAACTAGCCAGTGGTGGGAACCAGCGGTTAGACGGGTAACTTCTCCTATTGCTATTCTAACACTTCCCGAGGAGTTTCATCTTGCAATTCTTCAACGATTAAAAAAAGTGAAAGAAATATCATGGAAAGATGATAAGCCTCCACTGAGATCACAATATTATTTATATCCCCCAGGTGGATACATTGCGTGGCACGATGATACTAAATACGCATGGGCATCTACTATTTATTTAAATCCAGTATGGGATCCAAATTGGGGAGGAATTCATTTACATGAAGATTTAAAAGGTTTGGGGATTCGTGGAGAAATTCCTTGGTTTAATAGAGCTATTATTAATTCAGGTGGAGTTCCTCACGCAGTTAGCGTCCTAACGCCAGATGCTCCATTTCGCCGGGTAATAAGTACATTTGGTCCATATGCACCTTTGCCCCCTCATCCTGACTCAGAGAGAGCCCATAAAAAATGGCGAGAGTGGAAACGAAAACGAAACATAGGGGCTGTATACTTTGAAGGTTCGCTGCGTACATAATTATGATAATTAATAAAGAAATTGTATCAAAAATATTAAGGGATTATATTTTCTTAACAGGTACTTTCGATATAGATTCAAAGTATTTTAAAAAAAGAATAGATGAAGGTATTCAATCTTCTAAGCTAAATTATAAAACTAATGTGTATGGTAAACATACAGACTGGACATTTTTTACTACTGATAACCAGTTTATAGTTTTATTATTACAAATAATAGATCATCTCGAAACCTTAGATACACCATTAAAAAAATTTATTCTTGCAGAAGCATGGGGACTGATAGAAAATTTTGGAGATTATACAAGAAAACATGCTCATGAGCCCTTTTATTTATCAGGGGTTCTTTATCTCAATGATCATCCTCAAAAATTATATTTCCCAGAAATCAATCAGGAAATCACTCCTAAAAAAGGAAGGTTTGTTCTTTTTTCTTCTTTCTTACTACATCAGACCAAAAGAAATCTTAAGCATAAAAGTAAGTATGCTATTTCATTTAATCTTAGAAGTGTTCTTGTGTCAGAAAAGTTATAGTATTAGACGGAATCCCAGCTTCCTGTGTCTACATTCCAATTAAAAGATTCTGGGGGAGATTCCCAATTGTATGCGATCCATTTTTGACCAGGCTCATCCCAATTAATCATGTAAAATAAAGGCTCTGATTGTCCATCAGGTATATATGAGGGAATTGAAGGATATATAACAGGTGCGTTCCAATTATCATTTTCATCTAAAGACCAAGATGGGAAAGGTTGAGGTTTAATAAATTTATCTTTTGCAGTGTCATAAGTATAACCTATCCCTGCATATTGTTTTCTAAAATTATCATTATAAGAAGTTTGTTTCCAGTTTGAATGTTTATGAATTTTAGTAAGGTATGCAACTCCTATGTTTTCATCTTCCACACCTTCGGAATCTGCAGTTACATGATTATCAAGTGCATGTACGGCTAGAACTATATTATTATCATCTAATTTTGCAAAATGAGCCATAATTTATCCTGAACTATACACCCCGTCACCTGTAAAATTGTAGATAGTATAACCAGCTACAGTTACTGTATCTGTAGTTACGCTTCCAGTGACACTAACTGATGCAGCATTTGCGTCAGCTACTTTTAAAATAACAACTCCTTTACCACCGGCTGCTCCTAACCAAGAACCTCCAGCTGGGGGTCCGCCAGCAGTGCTTCCATTGTGTTGGGAACCACCTCCGCCTCCTCCTAAATTAGCTGTACCTGGATCGGGATTTGGGCCTGGTGTACCTCCTGGACCTGATTGTGATTCAGCGCCGTCTCCGCCGCCACCAGTTCCACCTGGACCACCAGTTCCACTGTTAGTTGCTCCACCTCCGCCACCAGCGTAAGTCACGGACGGTCCTGTTATTGTATTGGCTGTTCCATTGCCTCCTGAGCCACCTGGGCCAGTACCATAGTGTCCTGAGCAACTTCCACCAGTTCCAGCAGCATTGGCTCCGCCGCCTCCGCCAGAAGGCCAACAGTCTCCTGAATAAGGGCCAGCCGCTCCATCATTTCCTTGACTAGGAGAAGTTGAAGGAGTGTCTCCTTCACCACCCGCATTATTATAAGAACCTCCGCCACCTGAGCCGCCTTGTCCTCCTGTTGTTGGCTGTTGTGAGCCACCAACGCCTCCGCCAGCAGATGTAAATGTTGTAATTGTTGCTCCGCTATCGTCGATTTGACTAGGGCTTCCTTGAGTACCAGTAGCAGAACCAGTAGTTGATGCACCAGCAGCGCCTCCAGCGCCGACAGTGATCGTATAATCTGTTCCACCTGTTAAAGTTAATGTAGCATCGGTTCGGTATCCTCCAGCGCCAGCTCCGCCACCATATCCATAACCGCCTCCGCCGCCTCCAGCGACTACTAATATTTCAACGTCATATGGATCTTGAGCTGCTGGTCCCCCACCAGATCCAAATCCTAAAATTTTGTATCCGAAAGACATATATTAATTTCTCCTATGCGTCGTTAGCTGCGTCTGTAGTATAAAATAATTTGATTCCTAATAATCTTACATCACCGGTGAATGTATCCCCACCTGCTGCAGCGTTTCTATAAACTTGAAAATATGTAAAATCATCATCAGCCGGAGTTCCTGCAATTGTTACTGCACCACTCACTGGGCTAACTAATACATCTTCAGCAGCACCGCCGCCAGCGTCTGTGACATCTACCGCTGTTCCAAAAGCTATATCCGATGTGTCATCATTCGCTACACCAACACCTTGAAGACCGATAAGAGCGTTTCCCGTATCTGTATTACTTGGACTCCAAAAAGCTTGAAAAGTTACTGTACCTAAATTCCATGATTTTGGCATCGCAATAACAAATTGTGAGTATTGAGCCGTACTTGGATCAAAATCTAAAACCTTTAATTCAGGTCTAGTTGCCGTAGTTTCAACAGATGCCGCCTCAGCGGGATTAGTTGTAGGAAGATACATTCCATTTGCTGGAATAAAAATAGTTTCGGTTCCGGCGATCTTAACGGCAGCTGAGCCTGATTTAAGAACACCTGTTCCACCTGGGTTAATATTAATATCGATATTTGTATCCGAACTTCCTGTAGAAGAAAGCGTTGGACCATTTCCACTAGCACCAGCAGCCATAGTAAATTCATTTTCTGCTGAGCCAGTAACTGTAATTTTCATTAACTCATTTCCACCAGTATCTAAAATATCAGTTCCAATTTTTGGTGAAGTTAAAGTTTTGTTTGTTAAAGTTTGTGTTCCTGCAAGAGTTACATCACCCATTCCAATGTCAATAATATTGGGATTTGTTACATCATCAGCAGCTGCGTAAAGAATTTTATAACCTTTATCTGTAGCTGACCATGTTACAGTGCCTCCCGATCCTGTCACATATTTAAATTGAACTGTGTAAGCACCTGATGAGGAGTTTTTAATTATATAAACCTGTTGAACATCTAAAGGAATTGTTACTATAGTAGCTTCACCAATTGATCCTGTAAATTCTATAACTCTGTGTGCAACTTGGTTAGTATCACCTGATGTTCCATCTGCTACAGCTAAAGTAGTGGGAGTTGATGTTATAGCTTGTGAGAGATATCCACCGGCAGTCTGCTCGATGATTTCCCAGTTAGTATTTGTATATCCTCCCCATAGACCAGCTTTTTCGCCAGTCGTCATTAATTGGACGCCGAGTCCTGTATAATTTGATGCCATAATTTTCTCCTATTATGCTGAGTGTTCTATATCCGTATAAGATGTATTCCCTGTTACGGTTGTATTTGTATAAGATGTATTTCCTGTGATGTCAACATCTTTATAATGTAGTGGAGAGACTGCCCCTGAACCTAAACTTCCACTTATTTCAAGTCCTGAAACTCCAATTGCCATATCGGTAACAGTCGTAGTTCCTAGAGAACCGGTTATAGAATAACCACTAACACCAATCTGCATATCGTCAATTGCCGGCAGACTTCCTAGAGAACCTGTTATTGCAAACCCTGAAATAACAACTAATGGATTTGAAGTAACTGCTACTGTACCCAGACTCATTGTAGCACTGTAGCCAGTGATCGCATACTTCATCTCAAGAGTAGGAGTACCTAAGCTTCCTGTTATTGCATAACCACTTACTCCAATTGCCATATCAGTACCAGTCGGAGTTCCTAGAGAAAGGGTTCCTAATAAAGACTCAGAAAGTGTAAATATAAAATCGTAATTTATTTGTGGTGTTCCTAAAGAAGCTGTTGCTTCTATACCCGTAAGAGTTACAACAGATAATTGAGTTGTTTGAAGTGATAAATCTCCACCCCACGAAACCTGTTCTTCCCAAGGAGCTATGCCCCATCCACCAGGACCAAGCCCAGTAGTCATTTCTAAACCATCAACTATAACTGTAGTAACATTTTGACCCCAGTCACCATAACCCCATTCATCTCTGCCCCAACCATCAGTTGCGCCTGCATAAGGTAATTCTCCTAAAGAAGCTGTAATTGAATAGCCAGTAGGGAGAATATCGATTCCTGATTCACCCCAGTTTTCATCACCCCAGCTATCGCTACCCCATCCTTGTTCAGGATAAGATTGAGCTTCTCCTAATGTTGCTGTAATTGAAAGTCCACTACTGATAACGACAGTGGTTACGTTTTGTTGGCCCCAGTCACCTTGTCCCCAGGTTGTACCGGATTCTCCCCAAGAGTTAGCCATAAGGATTTACCTCCCTACGACGTTATTCTTATAATAGCGTTGGATGAATCGTTGGCTGGGAATTGAATTGTAAAAGTTCCAGAAGAAACTGTTTTATCGCCACCAAAATCAATAGAACAAACAGCAGCATTTGATGTTAGTCCAGAGATTGTAGATGAATTATAAATTAAACATCCTCTTGCTGTGAAAGAAGCAGATGTCCATGAGACATCTGAAAAATCTGTATAAGAAGTAACCGTGCTTTTAGCTACTCCAGTATTTGTTAAAGCTTCCCCAGCAGTAGTATAACCACCACCTGATGCAACTTCAGCTGTTGCTGTATAAGCAGTTGTAAGTGTAGTTAGATCAGCTGAACTGGTGTAAAGAGCTATTTTAAAAGCGCTGCCAGCAGGCGTGTCACCTGAAGCATTAAAGCTGTGATAGCCTCCTAGTAATTCTTCTTTAAATGTATTTTGTAATACTGATGCTATTGCCATAAAAATCTCCTAGTTTACGGTGACGGAGAGTTGACAGGTATTCTAACAGTACCGTCAGTATAATCATCTCTTCTTCGTCTACCAATTTGGACTCCTCCAAATTTCTGTACTTCTTGTTTATATTTATTCTCGTATAAAGTCAACATATCCATAGGACCTTTTAAAAATCCATAAGCTTCTACTAACGTAGCATATAATAGCCCCTGTGGAAAGTACTGACTGAGATAAGTTCCAGATGTTTTAGTCACTAAACTTTGAGGTACCATATCGTAATATATTCTATGCATATAATTAGCATCTGGTGTAGGAGCCAGATAGAGACCTCCTGAAGTAGTTGATGAAGTGCCAGTAGCTCCTCCAAACATCGCATAATATTTAGGAAATCCTGTTACATCTTGGCCCGTTTGGCCTCCTGAAGAACCCGTTGATCTATTGACATA